GTATCTGTTATTTCATTTTTATCATTTAAGAACGTCTTAATGAAGTTTGTAATATCAGATTGATTTTCAGCTACCTGTGTTGGATTTTTAATACTATACCTAAATTTTTTATCACTAACTTTAAAATCGAAACCTTCGAAATCATTATTTAATAAATTTTTAGTACGGCTTATAAAGTCCTTATGCTTCAACTGCACAGCTTCTTGCTCTTCGTTGTATCGGTTAAAAAAGTCCGTAGCTTTCTGTTGGTCTTGAGTTACGCCCGGTCTCAACTTGATCTCGTCGTAGTATTTACTCTTTAAACCTTCAAGAAACTTTTTTGCTTTAGCAACCTCCTCTTTAAACGCAATTTTCTTTTTGCGTATATCTTTTGGTTCATCTATATCTTCATCATAATCAAAGTCTTCTAATAAAAGACTTACATCTTCAGAATCTAAATGTGGTTTAGTTTGTTTATAATATTCTCTAATTAAAGTATTACTATCAACATTGGTATAATCTGCATTAAGCCTAACATAGTCTTCTACAGTTCCACCAGTCTCTTCCATAAAAGAAACTAGCTTTTCAATATTTTCAGGTAGAACTCTTTGCTCTTGCGCGGGTTGCTCTACTTCTTTAGTTGCTTCAAGTTGTTTTTCCTCTTCTTCAGTATCTTCAATAACAGTTAAAGGAGATGCTATTTCTTCGTCGGAGGTCCGTACTTCTTCAACCACTTCTTCGCTGTTGCCACTGTCTTTGGACTCTTCGACAATAGCATTGCTATCATTTGTCTCTTGTGTTTGAACGGCATCAGTATCTTCTTTTTTGATTACTACTTTTTTAACATCTGGCTCAAGATCTATTAGAGGTTCTTTCATGTTTACTTTAATAGTCTCACCTGTATTATCACCTAAATTTTTAGGCTTAGAAGGAGTTTTTATTTTAAACTCTCCTTCTTGTTTTATTTCTTCTGACATAATATAATAATATAAAATTAAAGGATTTTATTTTCAACGAGGCTCAAACTGTTCAAGTCCAAATCCTCCTAGTGAGTCAAATCCAGATGACTCAAAGTTTTTAGGTAGTTCATCGTTTTGACGCTGTGAAATCATTTCTGATTGCTGCGTACCTATAATTCTAGCACGCTCGTCTTTACGATCTTCTATATCTTGTTCTTTAGCTTTTTCTACATCAGCTCTAGCTTTTGCCAGCTGCATATTAAAGTTAAATTCTTCACCCATTAAACCGCGTTTAATTTGAGCTTCAGTCTGCATACGTTGTATTTCAAACTGTGACTTAGCTTGTTCTAATTGAACTTTCTGTTCATTAATAACCTGCTGTTTTTGTGTTTCAGCTAGTGCTGCTCTTTCTGCAGACTCAGCGTTAGCGTTTGCTTGAGCTTGTATATTAGCTAGCTGAGCTTGTTGAGCTTGCTCTGCTTTTATTTTTTGTCTATACTTTAAAAACTGATTAGCTAGCTTTAAGTTTTTTATTTCTCTTATATCTATAGCATCTTCTAAACCTATTTGGCCTCCTTGTAATGCTATTTGTATATTACGTTCTAAACCTGCTTGCTCTTCTTCATCTGGTTCTAATTCTAAAAATATACCAAATTCGTGCATATTAAGCTTGTCCACTTCAGCTAACGTAGATACATTAAATTGATTTATAGAACTCATTAAAGATTGTCTAAGCAGCGGGAACTCAAGCATGTCAGCAACGCGCAGACTTATATTTTCAGCCGAGCGTATTGTTAAATACATTAAAGACTGTAGTATATGTTTAGTAGCTGTATTAGAAGCTGCTGCTGCTAGTTTTTGTAACCCTACCAATGAATCTTTACTAGGTTGACTGCCGTCTCTAGCTTCGTTAAGCCCGGTTACGTCTCTAATCATTTGCAAGTAATACTGATACGTTTGTATAAGCGCTTGTATCTTGCTTATTCCAGACGATGTTTGTAGTTCTTGTATTGGCACTTTACCTCTGTTAGGATCACCATCTTGTGTTAAGCTTCTACCTACAATACTACCAGTTTGGAAGTACATATTTAAAGCCTCGGCAGGATTATAATTAGTACCATTGCCAAGATCAACTTCAGCTAATCCGTCTACGTCAACATAAACACCGTCAGGTACCATACGTGATAGTACTTGCTGTAATTTTAAATGCGTAAGCTGTATCATATCAGCAAAACCAATACACTTACTTACTAATGATTCTATTCTACCCTTGTACATACGAGGAGCAGATATAGCATAATTCATTTCAACTTTAGTTTGATCGCTATAAGGTCTAGTCATGTTTTTAGCTAGTTCCCATTTAAGCATTTTTTCGTGACCAAGAATTTTAGCGCCACTATATAAAACCTCTATTGCCCTGTGCACCTTGTTAAAGTTGTCAGTTTCAGGCGGATCAAACGAATCATCTTTTTCAAGAGCTTTTTCAAGACCTTGATCTGTTTGTTTTATTTTAAATACTTGATTTTGATAAGTTTTGTATTCAAAATATAATACTTGTATTAAGTTTCTGTCGTAATCATAATTATAAAAATTACTTCTATAATTATTATTACCTGAATATTCTTGTATTTCTTCTAGCTCTGATTGAGTTAAGTAAGGAAATTGTTTTTTGATTTCTTCAAGAGATAAACTTTTAACCTCACCTACATAATATATATCTTCAAAGTTAGGATCATCGGTATAAGAATAAACTAAATTAGCTGGATCTACATAATCAACAGTCACACCATTAGCTAGATTAAAATTAGTTTTAACACAACTAATACCTAATACTGTTAAATCGTAAGCTAATCGTTTTTTAGTTTCATCATATTTATTATAATTAAATACGTTACTAATGACTTCTTCTTCAGCTATTTCTATAGCTTGCTTATAATTTAATTGAAGATAAAGATCTAGTTCTTCTTTATTTACAGGTAATTCTTGAGGATCAGGCGATGCGTAAAAGTTTTGACCGGTAGCAGCGTTCAGCTGATCAATCATTTCTTTATTTTCTATATCACGCAAAGCATTAAAAGCAAAGTCAGTTCTTTGTTTTATAGCATACGGATCTGAAGCAAATGATTTTATTTCATAACCTTTATCAGTCATACCGTTAACTACAATATCTACAAATTTAGATAATACAGCCACTGGTTTCCAGTCTAAATTAAGGTAAGATAAATCACCATTAGTAGATAATTCATCTTTGTATTTTGCTACACTTTGTTCTCCTCTAGCGTAAAGTCTTAAATCATTAAACCTAGTCCAGTTTGTTCCAAACCTACCGCCATTTAAAGTTCCTCTGTCTCCTCTAAACCATTCGTCTTCCACAGCTTTTGCTACGGCTAAACCATATTCATAAGTCTTTTTCTCTGCGTCTGGTACTACCTGACTTGGAAAAGTGCTACTAGAATTAGTATAAATCATCTATTTTATTATTTTTGAAATACTACCTTGGTTATCAAACTTCTTGAAGCCCAAAGGAACAACATTTTTTTTAACTACGTTTACAGGTGTATACCTATTTTTATTGCAAGCCATTATCGCAAGACCTGAACTAATAGAAGCATCGTGCTTAGTTCTATTGTTTATATTAAACTTAGACCAGTCTTCTAACGTTTCTTGAAAGTACATGTTACCGTACATAGTTTCTTTAAGCCCAACATGATCTTCTATATAAGATTCAATAGCAGCAGCGTGAGCTTGCTTAATATCTTCTGATGAGTTAGGTATTCCGCCTATCTCTCTTTCTGCAACAGAAAGTTTTAATTTATCCGGTCTGTTCATTGAGAAAGCTCTATAACCTCTACGTTTTAAATAATATAAAAGCCTAGGTTTATTATTCTCTGCAAGTATTGGCATACCGTAAAAGTGTAATGCCATAAGTACATCTTCAAAGAATATCTCAGCTGTTGGAGGTCTTGATATATATTCTAAGAAAAACATATTAACCGGAACGTTTTCCATACTGAATTTAGTAAGACCGTGCAAAGCACCTTTAGAACCTCTATTGTCTACTGTTCCTGATATATCATAAGAGTCACAACCAAAAGCACCGCAATGTTCATTACCAGGGTGTTTAACTCCATTTTTTATTATTACACGATTTTGTAATTCTGCAGGTGGTACCCATGAAACTAAAAACCTTCCATTGGTACTAGGTATAAAGTTTACTATAGTATCTTTAACACCTTCGCTCCACATAAAATTTCCTCTTGTTACTAATTTAGAGTTATCAGATTCTTCATTATAATCTATCTGCTCGTATATCTTAGTTAGATTAAATAAAGATTGTTTTGTTTCATCTCTAAAAGCATGCTGCTCAGTTCTAGGAAACTGGCGATAGTATTCGTTTAAACTATCCTGATCACCTTTTAAACCATCAACTTCGTTTTCCCAGTGGTTTATAACACCTACTTCAATTTGTAATCCATCTGATCCTTCAACCGATTTTGCCGGCGTATCAAAGACAGGGTGTCCATAAGTATCAATGAATCCTTCGTAGTTCCATTCCATAGGTATGAACAAAGAATATAATCCTGAGCTAGTTTGTCCGTTGCGGTTTCTTTTGGTAGCATCTGATGCATAGTACAATTTTTTAAAATTACCCCCACCTTTATCAAGAGAGTTACTTGTTGAACCCATCATACACTTACCTACAACTCTGCTACCTAATCTAAGGGTGGTTTTTGTAACCCTCCAGTTGTTTAGTATGTTATCAGGTCTTTCCCATTTACCTGATTCATCGTGCACAAGCAGCTTTAGTTTTTCACCATCATAGCTGTTATCACCTGTATTTTTCCAGTCAATAGTAGTATCAAGCCCTACAACTTCGTCAGGTGTTTCACCTTGATCTAGCTTTCTACGAGTTAGCTTTGACGCTGGTACTCTGTAAGCAAGCTCTGTTTTAGGCCGGTCCATACCGTCCTGTATTGGTTTAAAAAAGAAAGGGTAGTTAATTGATATTGGTACTACCTTGTCGGTAAACATTTTTTTAGCATCAGCCCCTGATTTTGATAAGATACCGAATCTTGCGTCGCTTGATATTGTTGCAAGGTTAACAGTTTCCCCTGATGCCATGAAGCTAAAACCAGACCTTCTGTTTTTGAGGTAGCACATACCATAGCATCTTGTGTCTGCTTTGCAAGCTTCCCAGAATATAAAGAATAATCTGTTTGACTCCCTAAAGTCTGCTGCCCCAACATCAATCTTACTCCACTGCAAGTACATGTAGTGAGTGCCAGTAAGATAAGTAGCAACACCTTTGTTATTGAACCAGTGACCTTCATCACGACGCTTGAACTCTTCGTCAATATACTCATACCATCTTTCTTTAAAGTGCTCCGGGTATTTATTCCACTCAAATACACTTTTTATTTTATTTAATTCTTTAGGATATTCTTCTCTAGACCATTTGTCTTTATCCTTATTTAGTTTACCTTTAAAAGGTGGTAATGCTATTTTAAGGTTTTGTATTTCATACACATCACCTATTTGACCAGTCTTACTTATAACGACTATGTCGTGTTCTTTGTTATAACCGTACTCCCACTTTTTGCTTTTGTTATTTCTTTTAAGCACGTGAGGTTTTACGTGATCTGTAAGTACAGTAAATAAATTTTGCTTGTACATTACTTAGATCTACCCTCTGCAAAACCCTGAAAGGATTTTTGTTTGCTATCACCTGATTTATCCTCAAGCATACTTTTTTCTTCTTCAATGCGGTTAAGTATTTCAAACGCATCGAATATAGCTAACTTTTTTGTTGCAGCCGCGTTCTTTAAACGATCAGCCGAGATGTCATCATCTGAATCTAC